CTTGGAGAAGAGCATTAATGTCTTCTTCGACATCATAGGTCTCTTCTTCGACAACTTCTTCTTCAGTAGTTTCTTCTTCGGTAACTACTTCTTCCTCAGCAGTTTCTTCTTCTGCTTCGGCAACTACTTCCTGATCTTCCTCAACCTCATCTGCCTCTTCTTTAGCCATCTTTTTCATTGGCTCGGCAGGTTTGGCACCTTTCTTTACAATGTCAGCGACAGTTGCAAGTGAAGGTTCCTTGAGTTTGGCAGAATCATCATCTGCTCTATAGTTTTCTGGAGTAGGACCACCGAGATCTTCCACAGCAGGCTGTCCAGGAGTTCCTCCAGACAGTTTTTGCATTGGTTCAGCTGCAGCAGCGCCTTTCGTTACTACGTTTTCCATTTCTTGTAAATTGCTACCAACGGACATTTGATTAGATATTTTTGTATTAATCTATATTTATTTATAAATTAAAGATTTGAGAGGAATTCGTTGAAAAGATTCAACTTATGCTCTTCAAGTCTTCTTTGGTCAACGAGAGTGTTAATTCTCTTCTGAGTCTTTTCTGCGAGTTGCTCACGAAGGATTCCTCCTTCCCAAACCCACTCTTTACCTTCCATAATTCCCTGAACAAAAGCATCAGGAGCAGATGGATCGGCAACAATATCAGCAGCAGTTGCTAACATAAAATCTTCACCGACAATTTTATGTCCTTCATTTGTGGTTCTTAATGAACCAACGCCACGAGAAGAAACTCCGAGCATTACACCCTCGTCAAGGAGTGAAGATGCAATCTTACCCATAGGGGTATTGAGAATTTGTGCTTTACCTTTGAAGTTACTTCCTTCCTGAACGAGAGAAGTAATTTTGTGGGAAACACGATCAAGATTGACAGTAGGACCATCAGGATGACCGAGTTCGCCAAGAGCACGACCTTTCTTGACAAAGGTTTCGTTGTATCTCTTCACCTCACGAGAAAGAGTTTCCATAGGATACATTCTACCATTACGGTTTTTGATGTCTCCTTGGAGAAAAACTCCCTCAATGTATAATTTCTTACCAGCACCTTTGCCTTCGGTAATAATTTTTACGTTTGAAATTTCTTCTGTGATAAGTTTCATTTGTTTATCCAGTAAATCCTACTTTTGCTCCGACTACTGCATTATCTGATGCCCATATTTGGTCGGCACCCGCTTTCTCAAAAAACTCAACGTGCCCTTGAGGAAGAGATACAGTTGCAGTATTTGCATATCCAGCAGTAGTGCTTTTTGCAATACTTACTGTTGCAGTGCTGCCAACTCCATTATAAACACGAACTACGGTGGCATTACCTAACGTTGTCGTGGATGCCAATCCTGTTTCCGTCCCAATTAATAAAGTTCTTGTCATTATTCTTGTTCCTCTGATGATTGATCGTCACCGAATAAGGATGCGCCAACTGTTGGACGAATAGCATCAATTCTTTGTGCTGCTTTTGCATAAAGAGCATCTTTAATTTTGTCGCTAATGTCTGACGCAGCGGCATCTGACCCTATCAAATTTACAATTTCTTCCATAAAAAGTGATTATAACTATATTTTTTATTTATATCTCGCCACCTTTTGGTTCTTTGACCTGAGTGATATCTCCTTGTGCTTCTAAGTCTGGTTCCATCGGAACATCGCCCATCATACCCATCTCACCTTCTTGTGGTAATGGTTCACCGGTGATTGGATCAATAGAACTTGGATCGGGAATAATACCATCTTTAATTTCTTTTTCAATTTGCTCATCAATTTCAATGATTTCTTGATCTGTTTGGCGAAGAACTCTCTTTCTTACATATTCTGTAGAGTAGTACTTGCCAATATAAGGTTCAATAGTAGCAAGAACACCAAGACGCTCATTGAGCATTTCGGTTTCTTTCAGTTCGGCAAACTGATTATCATATAAGAAATCATATTGGATATGATCTGAAATTGTTTCCCAATCTTCCAGAGATACAATGTTCTTAAGAATCAATTGAGTCTTTAACATATCATTGAACATCTGAGCAAAACGCTTTCTCAGACGACCAACAAACTTGGCAAATTTAAGTTCGTCTCTCAGAATCTCAGAAGAACGACCAAGGTTGAAACCACCATCGGCAGCAATTCTTGACTCGGGAACTCCAAGTGCTCTGTAGAGTTTCTTCTGGAAATATTCAATATCGGCAAGTTCACCTAAGTTTTGTCCACCAGGAAGTGTGGTGATTTCAGTTCCTCTACCACCTTCACGTCTTGGTAGCCAGAAATCTTCCATCATAGACATAAACTTGCGATCATCACGAACTTCGCCAGTATTTGCGTCGTATACAAGTTTGTTACGATAACGCATCATAACGTCACGAAGATATTGTTCTGCCTTCACTTTAGGAAGATTGCCAACATCAATGTAAAAAATTCTACGTTCTGGTGCTCTCGAAAGTCTGTAGATAACAAGAGAGTCCTCAATCATTCTCAATTGATTGAGTGCTTTGATTGCTTTGTGAAGATATGAAAGAACCGAACCCTTATTTCTATCTACAAGACCAGAAGTACAATAAGTAATAGCATCTTTGGCGATTTTAGTTCCCTTGTTTCCACCGCCACCACTCATCATTCCTGTTGGGTAGTTTGGTTTCGGTGTATAAACAAAATATTCTTCAATTTCTGGAGCAATCGCATTATTTTCGTTATTGCGACCATAAATATTTGGTCCAATACTATTGTTGTCTCTTTTCTTCTCTTGGCGGACAAACCGCATTTTCATAGGATCAATGTATCTAAGTTCCTTGATACCATCCTGCGGTTTCTTAAGATCAATTACCTTATGATAATAAAGTCTTCCGTCAATATACCAATTTCTAAAAATTTCGTGCGACTTTTTATCAAAGTCTAAGAGTTCTTTTATATATCTAAATTCTTGTCGAATTGCCGTTTTTAATTTATCAGTTGCATTCAGATTGGACAATTCAATTTCTATAGGTGAATCGTACAAGTCACTTACGATTGCCTCATTTACAACATCCTCAATGGCACCATCACATTCTGGGTGAAGTGCCATTTCTCTATATCTTTTTATTAAATCAAACTCAGTTCTATATACTCCTTCAATGTCTACATAAGAACCATAAAATCCACTAGAAATATAGTTATCAACCCCGTCCTCATTATTTTGAGGAACGGGGGAAACTATAGAATCTGGTTTTTTTTCTGTATCTTCAATAGAAAAACCAAAAAGTTTTGCCATATTATAATCTTGTTTAGACTGCTATTCTACTATTTAGGCGATGTCTTCACCACCAGCATTAGGAGAAGTTCCTCTTGATGCTTCCCACCACTGAACCTGAAGTTCTACAGTGAATTCTTCAATGGTGTCAGTAGTTTCGTAACTCAGGTCAATTGTTGAGATATTCGTTGGGAATACATCATAGAACTTATAAGATCTGAGAATTCCACCATCACGACCAAGCTGATAAACAAAAGCATCAGACTGATATTGCTCTGGATTTGTTAATCCAGTTCCATCGTTCATTTTATTGATTGTATTCATCCACTTCTCAAATGCTGAGCGAATGGAGAAATCGACATCGTTGATGACGGTGATTGTCCAGGTTTCGAATGTTCTGTCTCCAGCGATCTTAAGAATACGACCTCTGAATGGAACATCGATTGGAGCAACTGTTGATGCTGGAAGTGCTGCTGCTTTTACAAGGAATCTTGACTTTTGTAAGGTGTCATTATCGACACCTACAGCACCAGGAAATCCTAACTCAACCTCAAAGAGATTTGGTCTTGCACCACCACCAGTTAGTTTACTCTTAAAATCAGTGATTTTTCTGAGTGGGATGTTGTTTACTTGTTGACGGGTTGCCATAGTTCTTTAAACCTCTAATTTAATTAAACGTTACCAATTACTTCTTCAAAAGCAACACCAGTTCTGGTGGCAACAAATGTAAGACCGATGAAGTTAATCGATCTTGCTGGTTTAATGTAGATGTCAGCAATAAACTCATTATTATCTATCACGGCAGCAGTGTTATTGGTTTCATCACAAATGACGACATAATCCGAGATTCCCCTCTTTGCCTGAACATCGCGGAGGAATGGTTCAACGATATTTACAAAATTTGTTCTTGTAATTTCATCATTGAACTCAAAGAGTTGATCTTTAGCAGCAGCAGAGATTGCATCTTCGAGATAAACAAACAAACGACGAACGTTAATTCTATCGAATGCTGATGCCTTAGCAAGTCCAGTTTTGTCTCCAAAAAGAACAATTCCAGAACCAGGTGAGAAGATGACAGGATTTACTCTTGAAGAGTAAAGTCTATCTCTCTGAATCTTGGAAGGATTATAAGCAAGTTTAACAGCATTCAGAATTGCACCTCTTGTTGTTCCAGCAGGTGAGAACCAAGGGAAGTTGTTAATGTCATTGCGAGCACACAGACCAGCAATGTCTCCATTCAAAGGAACATAACGGAAGGTGTTTGCAAATCTATCATACATGTACTTATAACCACTATCAAATACTGCATAAGACGAAGATGTGATTGGAGCAAAGAAACTCAGCACGTTATCTGTAATAGTGGAGTCTGAGTTTATTTGAGCAGCTCTATCATCAGAACTATCAGTGATTGCTGCAGATCTGTATGGTGAAATGAATGCGAGTGCATCCTTTCTTGCCTCAGCGACTGCAATTACTTTATTTGCAAGTGCCTGAGCATCTTCTTTTGCATATGATGCGGATCCCATCAGAAGGAAATCTACTTCATAATTTTCAGTATTTTCGAGGAGACCGTATCCAGTAACCAGACTGCTAAGACCTGCAGTTAAAGCGCCAGATGAATTGATGTCTGTTCCGCCATCATAATTGTTACCAGAACCCAAAGTGTTATTTGAGTTTCCAGTTGCAGCAAAGGTAATTCCTTCTGCATCTTGGTCCCAACCAACGTCGGTTTCGAGATCAAAGTTTGCACTAAATCCAGTGGTTACAATTCCTGCTGGGGCACTTCCACCAAACAGATATTCTGAATTATTTGCAAGATACTTTCTCCAGTAAGAAGGTGAACCTACAGAGAACTCAGCATCTTTTGCCTTGGAAAGACCCAGGTGCTTCTCAAGAATTGTTCCTGCGTTACCAGTTACTTTTCCTTGTGCATCAATAACAACGACGTGAACCTCATCAAACCTTGAACCTCTAGCAGCAGCATACTCGGAGGTTCCTGGACGATCTGCAAGAGTATTCCACTTAACTGTTGATGATGAAGTCAGTGTGAGATTTTGCTGATCGAACCAGTCAGACTGTGCAGTTACTGAAGTTGTTGCATAAGAAGTGTTAATTCCAGCAGTGTGAATTGCAACGTTGCCAGAACCAGAGAATGCATAAACACCAGATGGTTGATAATCTACTTCGGTTTCTGTTCCGCTAGCAGAGACGTGTGAAAGAACCTTGACATAAGCACTAGTTCCATCAACCTGGGTTACAACTCCTTTCAGGTGCCCATCAAGAACTGTTGTTGTTCCTGCTCCAGGAAGAACTGCAGAAATTGCCTGAGTTACACCATAACCAACAGCAATATTATTTGCTGCAGACAGTGTAAGAATTTGGTCTGCCTTGGCATCGATAATACCAACTCTCAGACCGTTTGCCCATGAACCTGGGTTTCTAGCAGCAACTACAACGTCGGTAATTGCATTTTCATCGTATCCAAGTTGCTCATAGTGCTCAACACTCTTAATTTTTACACTAGAGGCAGCACCAACAAAAGCATTGGTTAATTGTGCGTCATCGGATCTTACAACTCTCAGAGATCCACCGTATGCGAGGAAGGATGAAGCTACCATCCAATGCTCGTAGTGCTTATCTTGAGAATATGGTTTACCGAAAACGTTAAGTAAATCCTGTTCGTTCTCAACAAGTGTAGGAAGTTCTACTGGACCTTGTGCAAATGGCGCAACAATAGCTCCAATACCGTCAGAAGTTGGATCAACTCTTCCAACCGTCAGGTCTACTTCTCTTACGACAATACCAGGAGATGCTAAATTTAATGGCATCTTGTTTTTCCTCGCAATCCAAATTTATCTAAAAATATTTATGGAAAAGGGTATTTTCAGCGGGGAAACCGTGCGTGAATATTTACCAATCAGGATATTCCCAATCTAATTTCTTTTTCTTTTTAGATTTAACTCTTTTTATAGTACATTCTTTACATTCATAAGAATATGCAGATGGTAGTGTTCCTCTATCTCTTCTTGTCAAATAGTAATCATCCATCAAACTCTTGACCTTTTTACACACCCTGCATTTACGATCAAAGAATAGTAAATGTTCTAATTCTATTTGATCGTCAAAATCCATTATTTGTAATCCCACATGTAAGACATATCTCCATACTCATCTGTATACCATCTGTCTCCATTATCATCTACAAATGATCCCATTTCATCTATGCCATCCACAATAAATCCAAATGGTGCCATATCCTGTTCTATCTGATTCTTTTGTTCTTCGTATATTCTCTTACGAACATCATTGTCAGTCATTTCCTTAAAGTAGTCCTGTGCCACTAACCAAGAAAATATAACCAGACACATTGCTAAGTCATCATTACAACCTTCCTCTGCTTCAAAAGAGTTGTGGCGTTGTGCAAATGTTGTAAGTTCAGATATGATATCATAATCAACAGTGAGTAATTTATCGTCCTCTAATAGAGTTTTTAGATTGGAACATCCCAACTTTTTAACGGCGGCAGTGGTTCTAACTCCAAGTTGAGATTTTTTTCCACTAAACCCAGAACCAACTATCTGACCGGCACGACCTCTCATTGCACACATCAGTATATTCTCATATTCCAAATCAAAGTGAAGGATGTTGGCAACCTGATCACCAATATCATTTACTTCTACCAATAACCAAGCATCATTATATCCTTTTGCTACATCCAAAATAACATTTGGAAACAACATAGGTTTAATTTCATTATTTCTATATTTTGCAACTACTTTGTATGGAAACTCTGTAATATCAAAAACAATAAACGCTGAATAATCATTTCCAAGACCACGAGCAACGTCAACCGTAATCAAATAATTATGTTCTTCTTTTGGATTCTCATATATGTCTAGTCCGGCATTTCTTTTAATTGGATTTTCATATACAAGATTTCTAAGTTTTGCTGGATTGATGAGAGTATTGACCGATCCTAAGAATTCGCACTCAAACTCAACCTTGAACTGTGCTTCTGAAGTGTTAGCAATAGTTTGTTCCTTCCATGCCTCATCTCTACCAGGAACCTCAGACCAGTGAACATCTGTTGGAGTATATTCATTCTTACCTCTCTCCGCATCGTGCCACATACGGTAGAAATGGTTCATACCCCTAGGGGTAGAAACAATAATTACCTTTGTGCTCTGTCCAGAAGAAATAGTAGGATAAACAGAGGCAAAGAAGTCATCAGCAATGTGATTCGGGATGAACGCGAACTCGTCAAGAAAGATGACATTATAGGATCCGCCTCGGA